TTTTACACCTGATGAATTTACAGGCACACCCGCTCCACCCGCTTCCTTTAGCAATTGAGCTTCCTGTTTGTTGATGTATGCAAGCTCTTCGCCTTCGGGTGCTTGCTCGTTTAAAAGCCTGGCGGCTTCACGCAATGGATCGTTATATTCTTTTTCCATGTCGATTAAGTTTTGATGATGTAATTTAAAATGATGGTGGGCTGGACATTGTTGTGGGCGGAAGATGCGTCTGTGCCGGTAGTTGTAACATTGCCCGGGACACCTGTATTACTTACTACGCCACTTACTCTAGGGTCAGGACCGCCCGATCCTGTCAGGGTGCTTATTGAAATTGAATGCGTGTGGTCAGGCAGACCCGATTCTGCGGCTGTGAGGAGGTGTGTTTCTGCACCACCTGTAGCACCGAGATTATCTCCATTTAATCCGCCTGATTGGCCTGTTAAACGATTAGCAGAAGTGCCTCCCATGTCGTCCTGACCAGCGATAACTCGTCCTCGAAGGTCGGGTATATTGAATGTGGTTGATCCATCTCCTACGCCATAGGTCGTTCCGACTATGCCAAATAAATCAGAGTAGGTTGTTCTGCTTATAGCGGCTCCATCACAAAGTAGGTAACCTGTTGGCGCAGATGATCCAGCATAAGGCATAAGCGATGCAGTCGGCATAAGTACACTTACCGCCGCACTATCGAGCTTGGCCGCTGTAACCGAACCGTCTTTTATGTGATTAGTATCGACTGCTCGATTGGCATCTACTGAAGCATCACTCGCTAACTCGTTTGAGCCTATCCCATTGCTTGGGACTTTAAGTTTACCTGTGCCTGTGTCTTTAATGATGGTTGATTCATCTGCTGGATCGTCAAAGGTTGCGAGATCCACAATGTCTTGCAGTTTTTGCGCGGTTACTTGGTCGCCTGATGCGAAGGTCTGTCCTCGTGATAATATTGCCATAATAATTACTCCCTATGAAATAGATGTGGTTGATCGGTTGGTGATTCTTGCGTCTACTTTAACCGCCCGAATGTAGGGTCTGCCTAAAGATGGTTGGATGTCTGCCTGTACGCCAAATCCGCGTTTATTTATGCGGGTCCGAAGAGATGCCTCTTCGGAGTCCGGCAAGGTACTTCCAAGCAAAGATGAAAAGCTGACGGTGTCAGAAGTCGAGTCAGGATCTTCGGTGATGAATTGGATGTTTGCGTTGGTTTGCGAACCACTATTACTCTTCACATGAATCTCGGATCGGCTGAATACTTTGCGATCCATCGCATCGGCATCGAATTGGCGAGTGGTTAGCTGGCTAATTACAGGAATAGTTTCGGAGGATGCCTGACCAGGTGTAACTGATACAACATCTCCACCTTCAACCGCATCCACCTTATGCACCCCGCCCTCTTCGGTGGTGATATAGAGTGCATTCTGTGCGCCTTCACGAGCTACGATCAATTCACGAATCGCAAAGTCTACAGAATTTACCGAGTCTATGCTTTCAAACCCGCCATTGATAAAGTTATAGATAAGAATGGTGTTTAGCTTTCTGCCGTTACCCGCACCAGGTGCAGAGTCTAATGGTACTGCCAACCAATATCTGTTATTAAAATACACACCGCATGATAGGTGAGCATAGTCCTGATTTATGCGATCAATGTAGGGCTGTATAGTTTCGGATATGGGTGTACCTGTTCCTCGCAGATTATACTCATCCATAAACTCCACAGAGTATATACCTTGGTCGGATAGAAATAAAATCTTGTTGGCCACCTGGACGATTGATTTGCGGGCAGATGCACCAATCTCGCTCGTCACCACATTTGTGGATACATCGGAAAGAGATCCACTCACGCCTGTGAGGAGGTGGATGGATTTTCGGTTAAATGCGACAATACTGTCTTGGGTGAAAGGCTGAAGGCCAACCAGGTAATCGCTCTTACCAGCAGATGCTCGGAACTGATTGCCGATAATGTCGAATGTATCTGCATCAAAGATATCCGAGGCCGCCAACTCATCTCTAATTTCTCGGTCCACAGGGATAGTATCTGCTGTATACCAATATGGAACCCATAATCTACGCTGGTGAAATTCACCCCACGGAGCGGCTGGCATATGCTCGTAACCTTTGCCGATAGCTAATGCTTTACTTACGGTGAGTGATGCCCCGAGGGATACATTTGCGACCCCAAGGTTGAAGGTAAATCGATCATTCACATTGTCGCTATCCTCATCCGACACAGAAGTGACTACAGCTTTTTGATTTACGAATAAATCGTAGGGGGATGCTCCAGCACGGATGGTAACCTCGTCACCTTTTTGGAGGTTATGCCCCGCCCCAATATCCATCGTGACCACACCATCGGTTGCCGAGGCAGTAGTGTCAGTAAAGTATTGTGGCGTAGTATATGCGCCATTACTCACCCTGGTAAAGTCCTCAAAGTATTCGACCTGTGCGCCACTCACATTGTAGCTGGCAACAGTTTGCGAGTCTGCCATCTCTACGGTGAAAGATGTGGAGGTGGGTGCAGTCTTTATTTGATAGCAGTTGTTAGGATCGTAAGTTGGCCAGCCTGTGAAGTTCGTGAGGGTGACAAAGTCACCTACTGATCGGCCATGATCTGCTGTGGTGTTTACAGTTATTACCTGACCACTTTGAGACGCTGAACTGACTGATCGATAAATAAGTTTTGGGGAGGCAGAAAGAGTGGTCTTGCGGGAACGAAAGATAAACATCTTATCAAACCCCTGTGCCATACCTACTGGGTTATCTACAGTCTCCCCACCCGCCTCGTATCGGCATTTAAAAAGTGCTGAGTCTTTTAAACGAATGATTACGCATAGGTTATTGGTGGCCGAGAATATATAGTCATCATTATTGGATGACGCATCGGAATATACTGCCGAACCATACACCGCATTTACACCTTCATCATTGATGATAAAGTTTAGTTTGGTCGCTATAGAGTTGCCTATGCTTGCAACCGAGGTTGCCCCTACATTATTTCCAGCAATAGTAAATGCTTCCTGTTCCCCCGAAGACCCATCCGAATAAGTGATCGTCTTGGTGGTGAAGTTCACCGAGGCTAATAAGAATGTACCATTAGGATCGGTGGCATTTGTGTAGCCTAACCCCTCGATGGTTATGTTCTCACCAGGTATAAATGCAAGACTTGGAATATCGTCTAATACAAGGGTGACATTTCCGCTATTATCGCGCTGTCCGGCAGTTATTAAATAAGGAATCCGCACAGCATCTTCACCCGATGTGATTGATCCGAATAGAGTTGATAAACCTTTGCGGGGTTGCCATGTGCCATCATCATTCATCCGGCCATTCTTCGATAGTGCGACCTCCCCAGGCTTTAGCTGGTTTGGACGCAAACGCGCATTCATACGCAGAAAGAAGGTGTCTCCTTCCGAGATGAATGGATCGTCTAAGTTTCCGTATGATCGGTATCGGCTCATCTATTTCTTGCGAAACTCTTGCGTGATCTTGATCAGCATAAAAGTAATGGTCGCCAATCCCGCAAATATGCCGACTAGCTCATTGATTGTGCCTAAGCCAAAGGTTGCCCCTGTCCCAACCATGCCAGCGACTGAAATGCGGTCGATCATTTGCAAGCGTCTAACAGGATTAGGATAACGATTACTCCTACAAAGATAGTAAGCATCTTGCCTCGTTTGGATAGAGAGTGAAACTTGTCGGTGAGTAGTTTGATATTCTTCATTTAATTGGAAATGGTGGACGGGTTTGGTTTTTAATCGCTTCGGTCTTACTGCACTTTCGGGCAACAAAAATTGGGATCGCTAGGTAGCACCCCAGCCCAATAGCCGCCCAGGTAAGCCACCGCTTGATGGAGCTAGTAAATTGATCAAACCCTGATTGATGCTCTGCCATACCTTGGGCAACGAGTGCGGAAACATCCCCGTGGGATAAGGCTACGATCTTTTCCTCTGCCTCGACTAAGGCATCGGCATTTTTCAATGCCTCGCCAGCCAAGGCTCCCGTACCCGCACCAAGTGCGGCTCCTCCAGGTCCGCCCAAGCTACCTACCCCACCACCAGCGATTGCTCCAAGCGTTGGGTAGGTGGATCGCAATGAGCAACCAGCGAGCAAAAGGGTCGCAATGGAGATGACATAGAGCATCAGATAATCTCGTCAGACGACCACTCAGGAGTACGTAATATCTCCCTCATCTCATCGTTGTTGTATGTTGTTTTACCTAGTAATGATATAGGTGTTTCTCCGTAGAACTTCACAAAAGTCTTAGTGCCGTCTAATGAATAACGAAGTGT